CAGGCTGAATTTGACGTCCATTTATCTCTATTATAGAAGTGGATTTTAGTTGCACAAAGTATAGCTCTTGCATTCCAAATTCATTTTCCATAGATGTCTCCGTTGTGGGCGCCGGCCCGAAATTTTAATGAAAAAGCGAGGAGACGTTGCCGCCTCCCCGCCATTAGTTGGTTTTATTAAACTACTCGTTATCTGGAACAGAAATATTATCAGTCTTTGATAAACCACTAATCTTAGCGTTAGGAGTATCCCAAGCGGCTCTCTTATTAGTGTCATCATTATATAAGTCAAGAACTGAAGCAGCTCCCTTATTCTTAATTGTGTCACCCTCTTGAGCTTCACCAAGTGAGTACTTAACAAACTTAATCATTGAATTATCAGCACTCTTTAAGCACTGAACTGTCATTGAGAATGTAGCTGGGTCTCCATCAGCTTCCATTGTAATACTTACATCTTCGGCAGAAACCTTTCCCTTTGGAATAATGAACTGCAGGAACTCATCTTGGCCAGATTGGAAGTTTCTAGCATAAGTATCACCAGTAATATAATAAGTATTACTATCAAAGGCATCTGTAATGTTGATGGTTAAACCGCTTACACCAACCCCTACAGGAGTTGCTGCACTATAGTCCTTAACAGTGTCAAGTAAATCAAAGGTACCAAAATCGGCACTAGCTGGCTTTGTTGCTGAACTAGGAATACCTACAACTTTAGTTTCTCCAGTAGTAGCATCAACCTCATACTTGAACCAAGCAACTAAATTATGTGCAATATACACTTTCTGGTTACTAATAGTAATAGCACTATAAGCAGTATTGCCACTAATAGTTTCAAAGCTATTATAAGGTAAAGTTTTAAGAATTTCTTGACTACCTTCTTTAGAAGTCATTACTCCACCAAACATCATCTGTAATGACCTAGCACTAAATAAAGCATCTTCAAGTTCAAGAGTCAGTTCTTTGTTAGTATCCCAAGAAAGAAGTTTAACATTACTCTTACCACCTCTAGCATCTACAGTTTCAGAACTCTGATTAACTGTTGATACCTTTAAAGTATCAAGATACAGAACAGGAGCGGAAGGAGCGCCCTTTGAGTCAAGCTCATAGAACATAACATCTGCAACTTCTTTAATAGCATATTTATCAAGAATCGCTGCCATATTAAATAGCCTCCTATAAATTTCAATCTATATTTTTAATCCAATATTTTGGTTTAACTTTTTTACTATCCGCGCCAGCAAGCAGGGCGCGAATATCAATATCATATTCTTCCCTTTGCTGTTCCATTGCAATTAACCAATGAACACACGCATAGCTCATCTCTCCTATATTAAGTGGAGATAAACCAATACCCATACAACAAATTGCAGCAAGAAGAGTTCCAAAAGTCGGTCCACTATTCTTTTTTCTTTTCTTTTTAGCAATCATACGTTCACTACGTCTAACCTTTTCTTTATACCGTTTAATGCGCGGGTCCAAGTTCGGGTCTTCAGGCTCTGGCGGCTGAATTACATCATCACCCATTACTGTTCGAATTGCGTTTTGAAAATCAAAATAGTTTTCTTCTGTAAGTAGTCTTGGATTTTCCAAATCTACATCTGGATTCAATTCATCCTCACTCTTTCCAATCAATAGCATCTCAATTTCTGGAACTATTGTCACAGGTTCATGAACAAACTTCATAAAAGCATCATGAATTTTCTCTTTCATTTCGTCATCTTGATAATAGTTCATTAACAAATATTGAAACGGTGTTGGAACTTTGGTGGCGCCGGTGCCATCTGCGTAAGCATCTTCTAAATCTTCTTGCGTCATAGTAAATAACGATTGATAAATCAAAAAATCTTTATTTCCGCAAACGTCATTCACAGTAGGCGGATAAATCTGACATACATCCTTAAAATCTATAGGATAGCCAAGAAAAATTCGTTCATCAATCATAACTTGTAATTACAAATGTCATTAAATAAGCAGTCATTTCCTCAGAAAGAAAGTCTAAATCAAAATCTCCGCCTTGCATTTTGCCTAAACCTTCAATCTTCTTACCTCTAAGTGAATTTTGTATTTCACCCATTATAGCAAACGGGCGCAAATTTGAATTCTTAATAATCCACTGTGTCATAGGAACAAAGACTTCAATTTTTACCAATACATTTTTAAATTCTCCATTAGCGGCAAGACCGGTACCACGTTGCATTGTAATTGTTACAATTGAATGTGCTGTTTCTTTTGGACCAATTCGAGGAACAACTTTAATGAGTTTTTCGAAAACTTCATCTTGAATTTGGTCTTGTGTTAAATCATCCCCAGCTAATGGGTCTTTATCAGTATAATAGAGAAGTTTAAGCAAATTCTGATTTGCGATTAACCTCTTTACTATATATTGAGCATTAACACCAATATCTCCACAGTTTCTTATACTCATGCTTCACCTCCTTTATTAATCCAGAAGAAATCATTATCTGAATCTTCAGCAGATTGAATAGGAGGTTCGGTTAAATCTCTAATATACTGAGGGTCAACAGATACAAATTCAACTCCAGGAGTTGATTGTATATCATAACCAGTAACTACATAAGCTTCCTTTAACTCATCTTCTCCAACTTCAATATAATCATCCTTTCGAATATTTACATTGCGCGGGGTGATAAAGAAACTTAATTTTAAGTTCTCAGTATATAAAGCCTTATTCCTACTTCTTGATTTCAATTCATCCTTTAACATATTATCTTCTTGTCCATAAAAATATGCCCAGGCGTTACATTTCTTACCTTCCCTGTTCTTCCAAGTAAGATAATGAGTCATTCTTAAAACTATATAACGATTATATCCACTCGCTACGTAGTCTTCTAACCAATATATCATCCATGGAACCCTTTCTCCATCCTTGTTTGGTAACATTAAAACTGTTCCATTTGGCATATTTAAATGTACATCTGTCAAAAGATAATGTAAATCTTTGGTCTCATTTTGTTTATATGGAGGAAGTTCTGCCTCGTGCGTCTCTCCCTCATATTCAAAATCTATATAATAAACCGATTTCTTAAGTTGAAGTTTAAAGTTTTCTTCGCGCTGGCGCTGCATACGTGATTGAAAGTCAATCCCATATCTGTTTAATCTTTTTAAATATACATCTTCATAATAACTCATTGTCTATCCTCCCCTCTGGAGAGCAGAGACATACAATCGAAAATTGTCTTTCTAAAGTATGTATAATTTAAAAACTTTAAAGATGATAACTTATGATATAAACTATAATAATCAATCGTCCTTTCATCAACGTCAAAGCCTTCTAACTCAATTAAAATCGAATCAAGAAAGCCTTGCCAATCACGCCCACGCTCATATTCACAAAGTAAACCATATAACTTACTTTTCAGTTTATTATTATATGCTTCTAATACTTCAGGAATATAATCCATTCTATTCACCTGCCAATTTCTTATAATCAAATGGCTGTCTGTTTCTAGAACGATAATATACACGTTCAAGTTTAAGTGCCTTATATTCCTCTCTATCAAGAAGTTTTTGTAGCTTATCAATTAAGTTAGCTTGAGAAAAGTCTCTTTCCACATAAAGTGGTTTAATATTCTCCCAAGTTAAAATCTCTCTATTAAGCCATTCACACTTCATTAAAGTTGCAAGTATTTGGATTTCTTCATTGTTCAAATCATCAACAAAATCTCCCGACTCATTAAAATCCAAACTAACACGAGGAAACTTAAAATTCGGTAAAGCACCTAAAAGAAGTTGGCGCCAATCCGCTTCTACTTCTTCTTGTGTCCAGTTCAACCATTCATCCTCTAACATTTTTGACAAAAAAGCTTCATAAACCTTATAAACGGAAGTCATTTTACCTCTCCTGTGCAGCTTTGTCATCCCTGTTTAATTGAACGGCTTTCATAATATCTACATCTACGTATCTTTTGATTTCTTCTGACTTATTCAAGTCTAAAATCTCATGCTCTATAGCATAAGCCGCCAACTCATTAATTTGTTCAATTGGAAGCTTTCGTAATGACTCTTTAAATTCATGGAACGGCATAACTGTTAAATAACGCTTTCTTTGGTCATCATTTAACGTAATAATATTAACTGGCTCTTTTGCATCTTCTGGTTCAAGACCAAGTGCAATTTTAACTTCCATGTCATCAATACCAAGAATTCCATTTCTAAACAAATTCTCAACTCCAGGATTATACATAGCTTCTTCTAATTGTTCAAAAGGAATTGTAGCTACGGCACCTTTTCTTTCCCAAACTCTTCTAAGTCTTAAATCCGGTACAGTCAGTACAACTCTTTGCGAAACTAAACTTGCAACCTTTACCTTCTTATCCATTTTTCTTACTCCTTTTAACTCCAAAAATAAATACAGGGAGGGGATGAACCCCTCCCCTATCTAATCAATTATACGTTTGGATACATTTCCTTATAAGTCTGAGCGATGTTCTCATTCTTATAAATTCCCCAGTTATGATAAGCAAGGATAGCAGTACCCAGCTTTCTATAAGTATGAATCTCCATTGACTGGTCAGCATTTACGAAGTCCCACATCTGTGTGCCGCCTTCGAATACAACCTTAACAACTCTCTCACCACCTGTAGGCAGTACATAAGCAAGTTGTGGGTCAATCCATGTCTCTACGTTGTTCTCATCAACGAATGACTGTGGAATCTGAACGATTGGAGTACCTCTGAAGAGGTTAATATATCCAGTGTTATGGATAGCGTCGATATCTTGTGGGTGATATACACCACCATAGTTTCCATTCTGTGGAATTGGAACGATAGCATCAGCGCCCATCTCAGCAACGAATTCAGGTGGAGCAAAGATAACAGCGCCAGAACCATAAGCTCTAACTGTTGAAATCAGCTTCATCATTTCCTGTCCATCAAAGTCGTTACCAACAGTAACGTTAGCTCTATTGTTTGCTGGAACACCACTCTGAGTAACAGCTGCGCGCAGTGCTCTCTGAACCTCTTGATATACTGCATCTGTCTGAGCCTCTGTCAGAAGATTAACGAGCTCAGCCATATTCTCAGCACCATCAAGCATTCTCTCAAAATCAATTGAGCAAGCTCCGCCTACCGCGTGAGCACTAACTTCGAAAGTACCATTGTCAAGTCTGAAACTCTCATATACACCAGAGAGACCAACTTGAGTAAGGAACTTCTTAGCTCTAGCTCTACCAAGTTTTGTTCTAAACAGTGCCTTTTGGCCTTGTCCAACTTGCTGAACCTCAGCAAAGATTCCTACTGCATCGATAACCTTCTTAGGAACGATTTCGTCTGCAGCTTCAATAATAATTTCATAAATATCATATCTGTTCTTCATGAACTGATTTACAGAACCAGCTAACTCTCTAAGTCCATCGCGAAGAGCTTCGTCTACGTTCTCAACAGAGAAGTTAGTTGGAGCCTGACCCTTAGCTGCATATACAGCTAATTCTTTCATTTCCTTAATAGTCATTCTTCACACCTCCCTATTATGCTTCAAGAACCTGGAACTTAAGAGCAAACTGTCCATCTGGCATAGTTGTCTTCTCTACTACAAGCAGTACAGGACCAGCACTTGGCTTTGTAGCTGAAACCTTGATAGCTCCGTTATCACTAATTCCACCATAAACTGGAGTAGTAGTAAGTGCAGCTGCTGCAGTAGCAGTAGCAAGAGCGGTCTCATCAGCAAACTCGCCATCATCCATGCAGATAGTGTTAGTTGTAAAGAGCTCCCCTACAGAAAGGAAACCAAGTCTAGGAAGGAAAGTACCTCTCTCAAGCTTGAAGTCCTTCAGAGCATTAGCTCTTTCATCATACATATGCTCTGTTGTATAGTTTAAAGCAATTGGCATCTTAGCGGCATTGGCAGCAGTAGGGAACTTAACAGTTCTATTAACTCTGTCAACAGCAAGCAGCATTCCGTTTTCAGCTGGAACTGTAGCGAAGTCAGTAGCATCAAGAGCACACTGTGCTTCAACTCTTCCATCTCTACGGAAAGAAACCTGATTAAGCTCTACTTGACCAAAACCGTCAATTACAAGTCTTTTATCAGCCATAATAAATCCTCCGTTTATTACTTTTTATATCTACTCAGAATTCCCTCAATACCTGTAGGCTCAGCATCGTCCTTAGGTACATAAGCAGGGTCATCATTATTGTTTGTGAAAAGCGTTGGCTTATTCTGAACTAAAGTATATGCAAGTTCTTTATCAAGCTCATCTTTTGTCATTTCATCAATCTTTTCTCTGAAAGAATTAATTTCTTCAGAATCAAGCAGTTGTGCATAATGCTCAAGAACTGCTTCTTTTTCCTTCTTTAGCACGTCAGCCTTAAAGGTTTCTAAAGCTTCCTTCTCTGCAGTTAAAGATTCAATAGTTGATTGAGCAGCTTCATAATCACTCTTAACTCCATTCAGAGTTTCCTCAACATCAGCTTTTTCCTGTTGTAAAGTAGCAATTGTTCCATCCTGCTCTTCAATTTTCTGACTATAAGTTTCTTGAGCTGCTTCAAACTCACTCTTCTCAGCTGTAAGAGTCTCAACCTGTTCGTTAAGAGCAGAATAATTTTCATCTACCTTTTCATAGGTATCCCCATTCAGCTGATGAAGCATCTCAAGAGCACGCTTTTCCTCATCATTTACATCAACGATGTAGCAAGCTTCCTTTCTATCAATAGCAAGGGAGTCTGTTGCATCATCCTTTGTATAGTATGCTCTTTCATAAGCCCTATTTTCAAAATTAAAAACAATAGCATATTCGTCATAAACATCGCATACTGCATAGTCCATAACGTAGTCG